ACGAGGCGATACGCCACCTTGAGGGCATGCAGCGCGAACTCGTCTGGGGCGGCGCCGACGCGGTCGGCTTAGAACAGCAGGCCCGCCAAGAGTCGTGGCTGGACTCGGGCGACATGCCGCAGTTCGTCAAAGAGCTGATCCAGCAGGCGCTAGACAACGCCGCCATCTACCGGGGCGAGTACGAGGCGCCGAACGTCACGGGCGGCGCCGTGAAGAACTTCTTCGAGGAGAAGTTGGACCAGCCCCAAGGCTGGTCGCGACGGTCGCTCATTCAGGACTTCGCAGAGCGGTTCGAGCTCACAGAGGAGCAGGCGCGGTCGACACTTGAGACACAGCTGACGAACGTGCTGAACGAGGCCCGGGAGGTCGGCTACCGGCAGCAGGGCGACACGGACGACCGGCTGTTTAAGTGGGTCGGGCCGGCCGATGACGACAAGACGGACGCCTGCTGGGAGCTCCTCCGGGAGACGAACCCCCGGTTCGGCGGGACACCGCGGCCGCTTGACGAGCTGAAGGAACTCGTCGCGCAGAAGCGCGAGGAGCACTACCCCGAGTTCGGTGGCGCCGAGTGGTCGGTCCACTGGAACGAGCGCGACACCTACGTTGAGCACTACGACCGGCCGAACTGACGGAGTCACTCATGCCCGAGAAAGTCCACGATTGCGTCAAGAGCGTGCTTGACGACAACCCCGAGATGGAGGAGTCGGGCGCCTGGGCAATCTGCCAGGCCGAAATGCAGGCCGATGCTGGGGGGATTGAGGTCAACACGCTGGACGACCTCACCGGCATCCAGGCGGCCGACATGGACGACCTCGCCGCCGAGTCCGACTGGGCCGGTGACGACGGCGTCTGGTGGCACGAGGACGAACAACTCGTCGTCTACGACCCTAGCGCTGCCCCGGGTGCAGACCAGCAGGCGGCCGAGTTCGCTGCCGACATCTTCCGTATCGTCGAGCCGGAAGACAGCGGGATGGACCTTGACGGCGACGTCATGGGTGTCGGGGTGGACATGCCGAACGCCGGCGTCTACGTCGACTGGAAGATTGAGGCGTGGCCGGACGACGAGCAACTTGACGAGGCGCACGTCAGTGATTACGGCTCGGTTGAGGACTTGGAGCAGGCGACCGGCGGCGAGGTCGAACACCTCGAAACGGTTGAGGCGGACGTCGCCGGCGCGGATCCAGACCGGCAGGCTGACCTCCCTGTGGAGTGCCGGGCGTGCGGTAAGAACGACCGCATAGACGGCTCGATGGTCTGCTCGGAGTGTGATGACACCGAGCAGCAGGCCGACGACGGTCACGTCCTCGGTCCGGCGACAAACGGTGCCTCCTACCGTCTAGAGGACAGCGAGGTCTACTGTGAGGCGGAGGGCGAGGTCTTTGACCAGTCTGAGGCCAGCCAGGGCGTCTGTCCGCACTGCGGCGAGCCGTTCGGCCCTGATCAGCAGTTGGTCACGATAACGGGACTTTCGCAGGAGGCCATCACCCACATCAAGCGTCGGTACAACGCCGACGTGTCGGTGGTCGATGGGGAGGCTTCTGCGGCCCCTACCGACCACGAGAGTTCCGCCGAGTAACGCTGTTTTCAACCGGTACGTAGCACATGAGCACGACGACGACAGCTGCAAGTGGCTCGTTTAGCCCGATCGGCCACGGCCCTGTCCGGACGGACACGGAGTTCGACCTCCAGAACCTCACCGAGGAGGAGCAGGGGGTCGTCACCGCCGAAGAGTTCATCATCTTCGGGAAAGCCTCGATCGAGCAGTGGAACGAGCCGGGGCCCGGCGAGGAGCATCTCTATATCGAGATGGACGCCCTCGAAGAGCGGCTTGACCAGCTGTTAGCGCTGGACAACCTCTCGCGGCGACACGACGATACGAAGGTCGGCGAGTTTCGCGAAGAGCACACGCTCGACGAGGCGACGACCCTCCATCTGGACGACGACGAGACGCTGCGCTTCGACGCCGGCGACACGCTTCGTACCCAGGTCATCCGCGAGGGTGAGTCGCTCCCCGGGGACAACGGTACCGCTGACGAGGACGCGCTGTGGCTCGTCGCGAACGTCTACGGGAAGAACGACGTCAAGGGGTCGGTCCTGTCGGAGGAGACGCGCCTCTCGTCGTACTACGGCCACCTCGACGGCTTCTCGGTGACGGTCTACACCCGGGAGTACGACCGCGTCGAGAAGGGCAAGGTCGCCCAGGAGGTCGACTTCCTGGCGGTGACCATCGGCGAAGACGAGATGATAAAGAACAAGGGCTCACACTTCGGCGTTGCCGAGTTTCAGGCCCGATTCGGACATGGGACCGCTACTGGCGGTCTGCTGGGGGCCGATGATGCCGGTACGACTCCCACGGGCGGTGCGGCCGTGACGGCTGAGGACTCCAGTTCCGGGACTACAAACCTTCGAGACGCAATCGGAGGTCGACTTACAGTGGATATTTTCAACCACCTGTTCAGCCAGTCCAAGCAGGGGCTGGTTGGCGAAACGATCCAGGTAGCACAGCAGAGCGAACAGCCGCTCAACGAGGCGGCCGCGGAAGTGGTCGGCGACGACGGAGATGCCGAGCACATCGCGGAGCAGGCCGAAGAGCGCCTCGAGTCTATCCACTCCCGCCTCAACCAGGAGGAGATGGACCGCGACGATCTCGCTGCCGAGGTCGCCGACGAGCTCGGTATGGACAAGGAAGAGGTCCACGCGCTCCTCAACGAACTCGAAGCAGCGCAGGAAGCCGACGACGAGGGCGAGGACGATGATCCTGAGGACGACGAGCCCGGCGAGGATACTGACCCGGGCCACGACGAGCAGTCGACGCTCGACGAGGACGACGTCCGCGACCTCGTCCAGCAGGAGGTCGGTGATGCTGTCGGCGACGCCGTCGACGAGCACCTCAGCGACCTCGAGACGGAGTCCAACGAGGGCGGCGAGTCCGAGGCGGACTACGTCACGCAGGAGGAGTTCGACGAGCGCCTGTCGCAGCTCTCCCAGCAGCTGGAGTCCGCGGTCGAGGGCGTCGGCGAGACGGTCGCCGAGAACGTCGCCCAGCAGATGGAGGCCGCCGAGACGGCGGATCCGGCGGGCGGCAGCGTCATGGCAGAATCGGACGTCAAGGAGGAGGTCGAGGGCGTCGTCGAGTCCATGACCTTCGGCAGCGGCAACGGAGGTGACTAATCTTGCATCCCCACACGCAGCATCTGTACCACCAGCAGTTCACTCCCGGCGCGACGGCTCGCGGAATGTGGTCTGACCTGTTCGACAACCTCGAACAGCAGGCCACGTTCGGCACCAGCACGACGGACCTGGTGAACGACATCGCCGGCCTGGTCCTCTACAACCAGGTCAACATGAAGAACAACATCCTCGGCGCGATCCCGGAAGTCGATCGCACTGGGGAAGAAAACATCAACCCCGGCGAGACGCCGGCGAAGACCTACCGCGCGATCTTCAACCCGCCCAGCGTCTCGGGTGTCTCGGGCGGTGGCTCGGTCCCGACGGCCGTCACGGCCGACATCCGGAAGGTGTCCGCCGACGTGCGGATCTCCTCGATGGCCATCGAGAGCGACGTGATCGTGGACATCGAGAGCCGTCTCGGCCACGACACCGTCGGGCTCGAGGAACTCGTCGACGTCATGCGGGACTACATGGTGCGGTCGGTCGAGCGCGACGCGCTCGCTCGCACCGTCAACGCCACCGGCGGCACCGCCGGTGACACCCCGCAGTACGGGAGCGACGACCTGCTCCTGACCATCGACCGGGCGGTCGCCTCCGAAGACGAGGAGACCAACGGCCAGGACGCCAACGGCGACGCCTTCAGCGACGGCGACCTGGACGTCTACGACATCGACCGCTCGGCGACCGGCGCCGGCGGCGACAACGAGGCCAACTGGGCCGACGCGTATGTCGACCACAACAACGGCACGTTGCGGCAGCTCAACGCCGACCGCATCAACACGTGGATCGACAACTACGTCCAGAACGGCTCGGCCGAGCGGGGCAACTTCTTCCTCGTCACCGGCTACGACACGGCCCGCGTCATGTCGGACCTGCGCGACTCGCAGTTCCGCGCCGACGCGCTGCGGGAGGCCACCCGCGAGGACGTCAACGACGCCGAGAGCCGCCTGGGTGCGAACTTCAACGCTCAGATCAGCCACTGGGACGGTCACCCGATCATCGTCGCCGAGACGGTCCCGAGCGACAGCCTGGGTCGCATCTACGCGATGGATCCGTCGCTCGCCCAGGTCGGCAACGACGGCGAGGCCCGACCCAAGATCTCCATCGAGAACTACCGCACTCCGGACGTCTGGCGCGCGGGCGTCGATGCGCCGGTCAACCCGCTCGCGACTGGCGACTTCAAGAACGAGGCGCTGTTCGCGATGTACCACGAGCTCGTCGTCCGCGATTTCTCGGCCATGGGCAAGCTCAGAGATAT